CTGCAATCTTAGCATTTGTAACTGAGTTTGATGCAAGTTTTGCTTCTGTTACGTTAGCGTCTTTAATCTTTGCTGTCTCTACTGAGTCTGCAGCAAGTTTAGCAGCGGTTACGTTAGCATCTGTAATTTTTGCTGTGGTTACTGAGTCTGCAGCAAGTTTAGCGTTAGTTACGTTAGCGTCAACAATCTTTGCTGTTTCTACAGAATCTGTAGCAAGTTTTGCTGCTGTTACGTTAGCATTTAAAATCTTTGCGGTAGTTACTGAATCTGAAGCAAGCATTGTTGCTGTAACTGTTCCAGTATCTCCAGATGTAACTACAGTACCTGATACGTCAGGAAGTGTAATTGTACGATCTGCTGTTGGGTCTACTACCTGAAGGGTTGTTTCAAATGCATCTGCTGTTGCGCCTTCAAACTCAATGCTTGAACCAAATACGCCAACTGCTGCTGGGGCTGACCACTCAACGCCATATGTAGCAGATGAGTTTGCTGTAAGTACTTGACCATTTGTGCCAATTCCTAAACGAGCAACTGCATCGTCTGCGCTACCTACAATTAAATCACCTTTAGCATCAATTGTGCCTGCTGTGATTATATTCTTTCCATTAACGGTCGCAGTTGATCCCTCAACTATCAGTCCCGATTTTACTCTAAAATCTTTTGTTACGGTTGCCATCTTTTATCTCCTTAGTTAGGCCTTTAATCCCATACGCATGTAGCGTAGAGTTATAGGTGTACTTCCCCCCACAGGGACAACAGTTAGTGAAACTGTGTCTCCAGCCTTTGAAACAGAGATGGTGCCAATATTCCCATCATTTTCAATAGTGCCATATTGACTAACAGATACATCTGATCCATCATTCAATATTGTTAATTCTGTAACAGCGTACTTATTTGCACCGCCTGCTACATGCTTGAGTGAGATCATATATTTCATTGATCGCCATTCACTTGCGGTAAAACTATCAAACACTGTTGAGTTTTCAATTCCATTAATTGTTAACTCGTTATTACCGTCTGATCCTAAGTCGGTAGACCTAGCAGAAGTACTATCAATTAAATCTACATAGTTTTCCTGAGTTGGTCTATCGCCTGTTTGAAACAGGGCCTTTACGTTGGTGGTTGATATCTTTGCCATGAGGATATTATATCATTATGTTAAAGAATATAATTAGAGAAACCAATTATCTGAATACCAATTCCAGGAGGATTTGCTGGGTTATATCCCTCAATGCCAATGTTTGTAAGTGTAAGTCTAAATGGCAAAACCGATGTTGGTGTAATAACTTTTGCATAATCTACTTTTTGAAAATTTGACGGTATTGGTTTTAAATCAGAAACTGCGACGGTATTGGTTAATGTAGCAATAGCAAGAACTGCACCTAAAGCAACATTAGAGGCTGTTGAATTAAATGGCTTTATATTAGAGAGGGTTTTTGTTGGTTTTATGTCTTGAATAGAAACGGGATTTGATATATTGCTGATTATTGTAGTAGCCATTTATTAACTCTGATCTGTAACTTCACCTATCATAATCATTTCACCTTGACATACCGTCCAAACACGATTAGCGTCGGTTAACTGAACATCAAATACGTCACCAGTTCTTAATTGTTTAGATTGTTCTGGTGATATGGTTACTGTGAATTCTCCTGGATCATCAAATACTGTTGCATATGGAGTTATGCTAAATATTAGGTCGGTTCCAATATTATCTGAGTACCGTCTAAAATCTGCCTTAATATCCCAACCAGTAATATCTCCGCTTTCATCATTTGTATAATCTAATTCGTTTCCAAGATCATCTTCTACATAAATTCTAAAAGAAGCACTATCTCCAATAACAACTGTCCAGTTAACTAATGGTGGAATATTTCCAAGATTATATGTTGCTGGAGCCGTAGGCTGAGGTGAAATTGGTGATTCATCGGGGTTTCTGTATTGTGCCATAGTTATATCATTATACCATTAACTAATCTAATATTTAAAAGATTTTTATAATTATTGCTTTAACTTGACCAAAGAGCCAAATTAGTGTTATAATTAATACATGCTACCAGTAGGTAGCATTTGTTCTCTAGGAGGTATTCTACAATGAGAGAAGCAAATGTTTGGCTAGGGGTATTAACGTTGGTTATTTGCAGTACCGTCTTTTCGGCTACCGCAAATGCAACAAGTGAAAATAACTTACTAATTAAACAGTCCGTAAAATCTGCCACCCAACAGGTGGCTTTTTTGGTTTCTAAAGACAAAAAATTAGAAAAGTATGAAAATGCTCATAATTTGACTGATGGGCAGTTGGTTGATATGTTGCGTCATGTTGGGTTTGAAGGAAAGGCTTTAAGGTCTGCTTGTGCTATTGCAAAGGCAGAGTCCAATGGTCGTCCTCTTGCCTTTAACGGCAATGTAAAAACTGGAGATAGTTCTTATGGAGTATTTCAGATCAATATGCTTGGAGAACTGGGTACAGACCGTAGAGATAAGTTTGAGTTAGACTCAAATGCCGAACTACTAAATCCAGTAGTAAATGCACAGATTGCTCTACACATGACTAAGGGTGGAAAAGACTGGTCTGCTTGGAGTTCTATAAATGGAACACGTTATAAAGAGTGGTATAACAAATATCCATGTAAATAAAAAATTAAATAAAAAATCCCCCTTGGTTTTATGCCTTGGGGGTATTTTTTATTTATATTCTTTCTGAGACCAAAACATTGATTTGTATTTATCAAAGAATTTGGTATGTAATTTTTGTGAAATGCCATGTTGTTCTTTAAATTCTTTTTCAGAGCCAACTTCCATTTTCCAACTTTCACGTTTAAATGGAATAACCTGTGCTATTGGAGTTCCCTTTTTTATATACCCTTCAAAAGTTGGATCATTTATAACAAATGGAAAATTAACTGGAGAAGAATAGGTATCGGTATCCACAATTCCTGGAAGTATGGTAAATACAGCCTCCCTATGAAATGGTTGAACAAATAATGTAGAATATCCTTTAGGAGTTTTAATCCCCCAAGGATTTATAAATTTTGGATAAGCAAAATTACCTTGTAATGGATGATTTAATGCTTGTTCTATGGGGTGAAAATCTATTATTTTTAAATCATTGGGCCATTGAAAAAGTTGAGATTTTTTTCCTTCTACATCTTGTATAGATACGTAAATTTCTACTGGTAAAGTAATTATATACCCAGCAGAAATAGCATCAAACACTGGCATACAACGCTTTATAGTTGTTTTTGGTCCGTCTAAATTCCATTCTGGAGTTTTCTTACTACTGCCTAGATACGAAGGATGTTGCTTATACCAATCTGGAACAAATTGAAATGCTGGTTTTGGGCTTTCTATTTCCATTCCAAAAGTGTTTATAAAAGTAATCTTTGACAAAAATAATCCCCCTTTTATCTTTAATAAAGATAATTATATCAACTATCTGATTTGTTGTAAACTTACCTTACGGTTGCTGCTAAGCCTTAGGTTTAATAACCTGGTTAGGAGGTACGTCTTCATCTTCTGTCTCTGAAATTGGGCTTGTAAATACTCCATTAGAGTATGTAAACCCTATTCCAGCAGATAAATCAACGTTTTCAATACAAATTTTGTCTGGAAACATTGATTCTACAATTTCTATAGAATCTGCAACAATTTCGTTAATTGCTAAGTTGTTTTCATCAATAATTAAAAAATTTTTCATTTTAGGTTTACCTTCCATAGATCGTTTAAAATGAATCCAATTCCTGCAAATTGTTCAAGGTCTATTATTTTTGAGTCTGGGTTATCTAATTGTGCTTCGTGAAAAGAATCAGCAACCCATGCATCAACAAAGTGCCCGTTTCTTTTATCTATAACTCCAAATATCTTAATCATTAGTAGTAAACTGCCACTCCGCCTGCGGTACCAGAACTACCACTACCATTACCACTGCCACCATTACCACCAACACCTGTATTACCTGATAAAGATGTGTTTCCAAATGCTCTTGATGAGTTACTTAAAGAATAATTGCCTGAAGTGTTGTTAGAATTCGTTAAAACACCAAAACTACTTATACCTCCAGCATTACCTGCGTTACCACTTCCAGCCCATCTGCCACTGCCACCATTACCACCACCGCCAACCGTAATTGATGTTGATATTGGGGTTAGACCAAACACGCCTTGGCCTTGGTTACCTTGCTGACCTGTAATGGAATGTGCGCCATCACCATGGGCATGTCCTCCGCCATGGCCGCCTCCACCTCCATTTACAACAAGTGCATATGCCATATTTACTCCCGAAGGAATAGAAATGTTTGTTGAACTGTTTGCATTATGTCTTAAAATCGGAGTCTTGTAATCGTTAAATCCGTCGCTAGGAAATACTGAGAAACCCATTATGCTATCTCCACTCCGCTGATGTGAAAGTCTACTGTTACAGCAGACGCTAAACCTTTAATAGTTTTAGTTGTAGCCAGTACTTGTTTAAGGTCAATATATGCTGTTGAGTTAGCAGCAATAGTTGAATCTTTTTGTAATTCAATATCATCTAACAATAAAGTAAATGTTCCTGAAGTTGCTGCATTATTACATACTGCAATATTAGTTATTACTGTAGTTGTTGACGCTGGTACTGTGTATAGGGTTGTGCTTGATGTTGCTGCTGCTCCTCGGAACAGAGCCTTTGATACTGTAGCCATTAGTTACTACCTTTCTGTAGTGTAACATTATTGTATCACCTTTTTATAAAGTGTATACTCCCATAATTGTTTTAACCTCTAGTTCTTCAACTAAAGATTGTTTTGCAATTGGTGACCAAGTTGATCCATCATAAATTTGCAAGGTATTTATAACATTACCCGATGAATCTTGTCTTATTACGCATATAGTTCCAGCAGTGGGGGAGGTAATTGATGCATCTCTTGCTGCTGGATTAAGATAATTATTTATACCCTTTTTTGCAACTAACGATTCAAGCATTGTTACAGCAGATAAATAACTTTGTAAGCCTGCCCACTCAAAAGTTCCAGATGTATCTGTTTTGCCAGATAGTTCATACCATGTATCATCTGCTACGTTATAAATATATCCTGGTTTACCATCTGTATTAAATGTTGGCATTAGACCACCCGATTAAAAGCGCTAGTGTCGCCATTATAAACATACATCTCTAAAGGACTTGACCCTTTTTTAATCCAAATAACTCCATTGGCTAATCCAGTTGTTGGCTGTGTTGCAGTATAAACAGATGTTGCGGATATATATCCTACTGGTGCTGCTGCATCTTTGTCTACCCAAATATATCCATCTGGGATTGTATTAGAGAATGCTGAAAATGCTGCTGCAGTGGGGGCTGTTGTCGTCGCTCTTGAACTATCTCTTGCTGCAACTTCTAGCGCAGCCTTTGTAGTAATTTGACTTTGCAAATTATTGATAGTGTAAGCAATTGATGGATTTAAAAGTTCTGTTGCATCTGTTTCTGCGGTATCAAAATCGTAAGATCCGTAGTGATATGCTTTTAGTGCATCTTGAATATTAGCGTCGTCTGCCAATGCTGGAATCTTGGTTGGTATTAAATTTCCTATATTTTCTACAGCCATGTGGTCACCTCTTTAAAATTATACCATTTTTATATCAAACTATAGAAATAAACAGATGAACTGTTTTACTTCCAGTAAGTGCTGACCAAGTGCCACCGCTATATTGGACTGCGTCAAAATTTATTACTAGATTTGTTCCTGCACCTACCAAAACAGGAATTTCCATTGATGAAGCAATTGGATTTGCTCCTTCAATTTGAAACTGAACACTAAAATTTGAAGCGGTAAGGGGTGAACCGCTAACCGTTACAATATTTGATATTGGAATAGTTGTTGATCCTGCGCCAGATGTGAAATTAACTGTTCTTACAGATGAATAAATTGCTGGACTTACTTTTAAAACTTGAACCCAAGTGTTTGCGCCAGCCTGAGAAATATACTGATACATGTATCCATAATTTTCTCCTGGAGCGGTATTAATATACATATCATTTAGAATTAAAGCAGTTCCAAACAAAACACCACTTGATGTTAATGCATTAGGTTCTCCAGAGCCAACAATAAATTTACTGCCACGAACTCCTTGTGGCCCTATGTCAACTAATAAATCAATTGACTCTGGTGGTCCTATAACAACAACATCATCAGTATTAAGTAGTACGTCAACCATTATGAATCATCTGCTCCAGTAATATCATCTGTTACTGTTACAGTTCCCGTTAAAAGTGTATAAACTAATGTTGCGCCAGAATCTATTTGAACGTCATAGACATAACTTCCAGCAGTTAGCGCTTCTCCTGCGCCTGGTAGGATTGTGCAAGTTACGGTATCTGCAGATCCATCAACAACAGCCTGCATTTCGTATTGAGTTTTACCTTCTCCTCTTGCATTAGCAACAGTAAAGTTTGCGCTATAACCTGTTAAATCAAAAGCGCCACCATTTGCAGTTTTTGGACGGATTACAAACTCATACCTATCACCACGATAGTAACTAAAATTATAAGAACCTGGAAATGCCATTATTCCTCCTGTAACATTATACCACTAAGAGACTGATACATATATGCCTTTTAAAATAAAAGAGCCTTCGTTGTCAGTTCTAATTTGAGGTTGCCCTCCGTAGTTTTTAATTCTATCGCTATTGATAAAAATGGTTTGACAATATGAAATGTCGTATGGATACTGATATTTAAGTAATCCAACATAGCCCATTGGAGAAACTTCTTCATCTCTCAAAAGAGTTCTTATCCAAACCTCCGTATTTGAAGTATAGGTTTCTAAAGAAAAATCATACCTAATATCTACTTTTGAACCAACCTTTAAGGTTTTTAAATTTATGTTTCTTGCTGTTGGGTTTAACAATGAAACTGATCTATTTGGCAAATAGGCTTCAATGGTTTTTGATTCGTCTATATCTAAGAAAAAATCTACCCAACCGTCTTCGCCTCTTTCTGGCCCTAGTCTATATTCTTGAATACTTTTATTTGCATAATAAGCCCAACCAGGATACTGTCCAGATGGGCTGTCATATCCATCCCCTGCTCTTCCTGGCTCTCCACGTTCACCCTGTGGTCCTTGTCTTCCTGGATCACCTTTATCGCCTTTGTCACCTTTGGGTCCTTGTAGTCCTGGAGGCCCTGGTGGACCGACTTCTCCTTTTTCTCCAGTGATTCCAGGAACAGCGACGTACTCTGTTGTTTTAACCTCTTGGATTGTTTCTAGATATTTTTTCTTTGGGGGAAAGTCCATGCTTTTAGCCATGACTTATCTTAACTACTTTATTTTGATCTTAAATATTTTTTTGCCAATTTTTATTACTGGCGGAAGAAGGGGTGTAGGGTTTGAAACTTTTACTATTGGCATTATAAACCTGGAGTCATATCACTTAGAACACAGATAGTTCCTATAACTGGAGTCCACACTGTATCTGCATTTGGCCCACTACCACCTTCTATAATTACTTCAAGGTCAAATCTTAACTCTGCTGCTACTTGGCTATAGCCTGTTCCCCAATCCTCTGTAACTGATGCGGGAGCAGTAATAGTTGCCTCATTATCAACAACAGTTACGGTTAGGTTATCTAATACATTTCCCATTGGATCATAGGCGGTTGCTCTAAATGTCCAGTCATCGCAGTCAAATGGCGTTACTTCATCGTCTTCTAAAAACTCTACAAGCAGGGTTGCTGTGTCTCCACGGACTACTGTCCATTGAATATTTGCTGGCGAAGCGCCATATTTTTCTACTGTAGGAGCACACATGATAATTGATTATACCATTAAATAAAACTGGACACCTAGACGCAGTGGGGTGGGGGTTAGAATCTAGGTGCCAGCGTAAAAATTATAACATTGTATTATTAAAATATAACAAATTATAACAAAACGTTATAAAAGGGATAAATAGTAACAAAACGTTATAAACCAGACATTAAACAAATTGTTATACGATTGTTATAATCACTTCTGCATAAACTGTAAAAAACCAGGGTATAAGCGTGTATACTTAAAAATATAAAGAATAAAGAATAACTAGCAAGTAAGGTTTTTAAAGTATCTTATATATTATATATAAAGAAAATTATTTCTTAGAATGATCTTTAAAGTGTTCAAGCAAAAGATCAAATAATTGGTCAGTCTTTTTTTCTAATCTGTCAACGGAGTCTTTGAGGCTTGATCCAGAATTCGGCTTAAGTTCGTTTAAATAATGTTTTACGAGCCAACCGATTCCACCAGCAACAACCGTTACAATTGTTAAAACTGTTAATATTAATCCTGCCCAATCTTGCGGTGACATAAAGTAAATTATATCATCATATGAGATTAAATTTTGGCGGGATTTAAGTTAAGCCGAAAATAGAGATACCAAACCATTATAAGACATAACATGTGTGACACACACAATAATGTCTAACTGGATGTAATACCTATGTTTGCTTAATAGCCCGATATAGGTTATAATTAATTGTGCTACATTCTAAACTTGTGCTACATTCTATAAAGCAAACCCTTATTGAAGGTTTGACAAGTAAACTAAAAATACATCACTCGGTTTACAGACTTCCCTGCACAAGTGAATTTCTAGAAGAACTTATTGCTAACACTTTGACAGAAGCAGGGTATATAAACGACTGGCAGCCCAATAGAAGCCATAGTATCAGCGTAGATATGTCTTTAGAGTCAGGCGAAAGTTTCTCCGTTAAATCAGGTGTATACGCAAATAACACACTAACTTTTTCTGGATCCAGGCTAGGCAAATATCAAACCTTAGATGCCATGATATCTAGCGTAGTGGATAATAGTGCTGATTACTATGTGTGTCTTGCTAAGTGCGACCAGGATTGGTCTTCTGTCCCCGCCGAAAATGAAAAGAAGGTTTATTATCTTTTTGTATTTGATTCCAAAACCTTGATATATGATAGTGGGGTTTGGAACAAAGTTCAAACCAAGTCTGGAGGATATAACTACGCTATGGAGTCTATTGGTTTATCTGCTAGAATTAATACTAGTATGTCGTCACAATTGTGGACCAGTGTTAATGAGTCTCTTATTGGTGCCCCGACAAAATTGGAAATTTTTTAATTATTCCTCAAATGAGGATTGTGTTTCCATTAGTTTGTTAAACTTTTCTTCTTCAGAATTACCACACTCACAAGCATCACAACATTTTGTTGATTTAGTTGTTTCGTTTACTAAGTTCAAACCTTTTGGAGTGTGAGTGTCTAATGATTCAGATTCCATGATCCTCCATGTATTTTAGTCGTTCCATAAGTTTATGGTGCTCTGGATCTTCAAGTATTTCTTTAATTACATCGTTAACTGTTTTACTTGGCATACCGTCATCATCTGCCATAGATGCTTCAAGGTTGTCTAAGATAGCCATATCAATGCTGCCAAACCAATTATGATGATAGAGAGTAGTATTCTTTGTTTCATTCGCAAGAACTACAGTAGTTATTTGTTCTCATGTTTTCTTGTGCTACCCAGATTCTTTTACCGCAATGGTAGCAAGACCGCATAGAGTATTTTTTTTCTCTACGGTCTTTTCTAATTTCTAGTCCAAGTAAGTGCATATATATATTCTAGCATATTGTTGCTAGATTGTCCACCAGACATTATTATTGAAGAAAAATCCAACCTTTTCCCTATACTCTGAATACCCCTTATTTATTTTATTCCAGTCAGGATCATGGGTGTCCAAACCACAGTATCGGCATAGACCAGGACCTGTGTATGTATAGGAGTGTTGACACATAATATGATTATATACTATGAGCATGCCCCCTAGCAAATATATCTTTAGACTTTTTATAACAGTAATGATTTTAGCATACATAAGCAAGTGGGCAATTCAAGGCATACAGGTAGATTTTTTTACTACTTATCCAAAACTTAATCCAGCGAATATTTCTTTACCCGCCTAAATCTGAAAAAATTTTTATTTTGAGAAAATCTGAATATTTTTCTTAGATGTATGATCTGTAATTTTAAAAATAAAAAATAAAAAAAATAGTGAGCACACCACTCTGGGTAGTGTGCCCTAGCAGCCTATGAGGCTTATCTATCTTTTCTAAGTAAATGAATAGAATAGGTTAAAGCAATAGAGCCAATCAATAACCATGTTGGGATTTGAATAGATAACGCTATGCTATCAACATACAAACCAAAAAACTCATAATCTAAATACATCTCCACTATGCGACCTGCTCAATCTCATGCACCATGTATACAAACTTTAGAGCAGGCTTACCTTCGTTTAGTTCATCAATTAGAGCGATGATCTCTTTCATGCTCTTAGCGGTTAGTCTGCCCTTTAGTAGGCTACCCTGCCAAATTGTGTAAGTGATTTTCATTTAGTTATTCTCCTCGTCAATTCCAAACATTTCTACTAACGCCTTGTTAGCATTTTGTAAAGCCTCTATGGCTTCGTTAATCTTATCCATGTTAGCGGTAGTCATTAGCGACCACCTGCCAATAGGTAGGCTTTAGCATTGTCAAAGCCCATTTCGTTTAGCAATTGATAAGCACGAGTAATGCTAATCTCAGGCTGAGGATTGTTAATAGATAATGCTGAAGAACCAAACTCTTCTGCTATCTCGTTATATATAGTGTTAGTCATTTTTAGACCTAACCTTTCTTTTACTAAGTTAATCACCTTGATTAACCTTGATACTAGTATCCTATCAGATACCACTGACATTTTGGGGGATATTCCACCTAATGTCTATGTGATTTATCTCACTTACTTGCTACGCTCACCCTATACTCTAGGTTTATTTGGTAGGCTCATTGAGACTATCTTTCTTTATTTATTTATAGGAGAATACTATCACACAATACCCCAAAAGTCAAGGGGCAACACGGCGTGTCGCATGTGATATACACCACACGACAAATGGTGCAAATCGGACATTGACTCGGGGTTATCCACATGACGCACATCACATTCAGAATTGAGCGTGAGTTATCCACATGACCTACATCACATGACACGATGTCCGAATTGTCCTACTTACTGGCTAGTAAATGTCAGACCCCCCTGCTATAATTCTAGTATAAAGAAAGTTGCTAAAGGTTAGCAAACTAGAAAGGAATTCAAATGAATTCAAATGTAATAATCCAAGTGTGTAAATCACACGTTCCAAATAAGTCTGCTATCTCAGACGTTAATGATGAGCAATTCACTTTTTGTGAAGTTTGTGAAAATAATATTGAGCGTTGGTATAACGATACTGACCCTGAACGTCTACCAATGTGGACATCTTGGAAGGTGTCTAAATGATAGACTTATTTTGTAAAGTTTGCGATGGCTTTGTGCTATCGCTTCCTGCTGATGAAGCAGAATACTTAACTGTTAAATGTTCTAGTTGTTGGGAGTAAATAAATGGCTGATATGCAATTACTACAAGACGTTAGAAAAATGTCTACTGAAATTCGTAATGGAAATATAGATAGCGGAAACGCTTACCTAATGGGTTATCTGTGGGCTTCGCTAACAAACGAACAACAGATTGAAACAGCAGAATCATTTCGTAATGAATTAGCAGAGGTGCGTGAACGATGTTAAAAGAAATAAAAAATAAAATTATTCGCATTCAAGAATTGCGTCGTAGTAATGCTGCAACTGCAATTCCAAATAAAAAAAAATATTCAAGAAAAATAAAACATAAAAACAAATTGCAATAAAAAACCCGAGTTGACTCGGCGCAGACGGCGTGTCGTTTTACGTACGATGTGGTTAAGATCACAGAATTATTTTCCTGATTTTACGGCGTGTCGTCTTGACTTTTTGAACTTTATCTGATATTATTCTCTTATACAATTAAATAAGTAGCAAGAACGGTGTGACGCAATTCACACTCGTTGAGCGTCTCAAAGGTTGAGATTTTATCGCTAGGATTTGATTTCTAGTCTTAAAAATGTTATACTTGCTATATTAAAAAAAAGAAAGAAGGTGCCACAATGGCTACCAAACTATACACAATACAAGACTTACTAATTGGTAAGGAATACCGCTCACGAAATCGCCACTTTGAGGGTGAAATTATTTCTGCTGAGCCTCGCCCAGAAATTTGGTATGGCGAAAAAACTGAAGCCTATTTAATCGGAATAGATTATCGTGGCTCAATAAAAACTCAATACGCAACTGTTGCGGTGAAGGTTGGTGAGTAATGGGATACATAGAGATTTTTCGCCTTGATGAGCAAGGTGCTGGGTGGGTTGACCTTTCTGAGGCTACCCCCGCAGAAATCCTTGACCTAGAAATAGGCTTATTTCAGGAAGGGGCGTTGTGAGGCAACTCACACCCCAACACACCTAAATAGATTTGAAAATGTCAGACCCTTTTGGTAGGATAGTCCTATCAAACAATAAAGAAAGGTGGTCAGAAATGACTTACACTGTAAAACTAGAAACCTTTAATGGTTCTGTAAAAAAAATCAACTTACCTTCTAAAGGTGCGGTTGCTCAATTCATCAACACTTATCCAAACCAACTACCTGTTGGCGTATCTGTTAAATTAGATTGCGATGCTCTTGGTATTCGTGGCACTCTTAGAGGTAGGGCGGTTCTCTAATGATAAACTCTGTAATGTCTTTTCCTTGTGATGAGTGTAATGGTGTTGGTCTTATCTTTTGGGGTAATGACCTTGACTATGATGTAGAAAAATGCGATTGCAATGATTTTGCACTAGGTGATTTATTTACTAGCGGAGAGGCTAACTAAAATGATGACACGCAAAGACTATGTGGCGGTTGCAGAAATTTTAAATTCATTTCAAGATTTAATTGCAGACCCCTTTACATTTGAAGATTTAGTAAATGAATTTGGAGATTTCTTTTCTGCGGATAATCCACATTTTAAATTTGATAAGTTTAGAGAGGCTTGCAATGCTAACTAATTTAGATTTGCTTGCAATTATTATTGCGCTAGGCGGTTCAATGTTGGTAATGTTTTTGTTTTATAAACAAAATGTTGCACAACAAAAAGAAATTCGCAGATTGCGTAATGAATTGCGTAAAGCACTAAAAGTATAAATAAAAAACCTAAGCAAGTTTTAAAACTGCTTCACACAAAAAACCCGAGGCGTTTTCCACAGGTTTATCCACAGGGCGATTATGTGGTTAAGATCACACTCCAGATTGTCCAGATTAAGGGCGTCTAATTGGATTTTGTCGGTCGTATCTGATAGGATAAAGATATAACGAAAGGAAAACTATGTGTAATATTTGTTACGCTACAAAAAATAATATCAACATGATTAACTCTAATGTTGAAACTATGTGCGATAAGCACTATACTGATTGGTGTGCTGAAAAGGCTTTAGGAGAGGATTGGTATTGCTAATGGGAAAATTCAAAAATACTTTAATGGATATTCTTGCTCATGGTGATTGCTATGGCGCAGGTTGGCAATTCACAGGAAATGCAATAGACTATGATGTATGGGCTTGTGAGTGTAATCCTTACAATATCCCTGCTGATGAAATACAGGAATACCACAAGTTATTTAATACTAAGGAGAACGCATAATGGAATACCTATACTCAGTAACTTGCACCTATGACGGAGACCGCTCACCTCATTGGGTTGGTCGCTATGACAACGCACTTGACGCAGTAGACACTTACAATAAGTTTGTAGACTATGGATTTGCTATGGAATACGCAACAGTTAATTTGTCAGAGCCTTCAGGTAAAATGCATACTAAGATATTTTACACTAACGGAAATGTAGGGGGTAAGTAATATGGGTTCAGTTACAGCGTTGGGAATTAAAGATTCAGTCCTTGATTTGGAAACTCAGATTCTTTATCACCTTAGAGGTAATCACTATCCACCAGTCCCCGCAGAAATGGTAGCCCCTTGCATTGAAGCGATTGACGCATACTATGATGAGGACTATGACCGCATGATTACCCTGCCAAAAGTAAATGACTTTCAGATTACTTGGCGTGGTCAGTCAGAAGCACCAGCAAAATTTATTGTTGATGGACACCACTTGCATTGGTTCATTGAACCAGCAGATGAGGACTTATATGAGTAAAGACTTGCAAGATAAGTTAGACGCAGTTGCTAAAATTCTAGAACCTATCCTATGGGAAACATTAGCAGAAATTGAGGAACAATAATGATTGATCTAGAAAATGATGATACCATTCAGATTGTGGACTATGTAAAAGTTGATATCTTAACTGCAGGACAGTTAATGATTGATGATTGTATTTTGATTAACGATGAGGTTGTCTCTATTGTAGATATAGTTTCATTGCCTGATGGATATACTTTAGAAGTTGTAAATGATTTTGGTGAAAGTGAAATAATTGAAGTTGGTGAATACGACCAATTTGATTTAATGATGTTGCAGTAAAAGCGGGGCCCGAGGGCGATTTGTCCGATTTGTACTAATTAAGGCGAGTTGATATTTTTCCCATATTCTGCTAGAATTTTCATATGACAACACCACAGTTAAAAAGATCTCATGACAGAAAGGTTGCTAATCTTGTTACGAAAAACGGAAAGCAAGCCGCAATTGCCAACACTTTTGGATTGCCTGCTGGAAAGGCATATTCATGCCCTGGTGCCACTAGTGTTTGTGAAAGTGTTTGCTACGCAGGAAAACTTGAAAAGTTATTCAAAGGAGTAAGAACTAACCTTTTACACAATTGGGAATTATTAAAAGACGCTGATGAACCTACTATGGTTGATTTATTAGAAAACATGATTGCTGATTTTAAAAAAGATTGTGAAAAGAAAAATGCGCCATTGCTATTTCGCATTCACTGGGACGGTGACTTCTTTAATGATAAGTACACTAGAGCATGGCAATATATCATCCTTAACAATACAGATATAAAGTTTTGGGTATACACTAGAGTACAGTCTGCAGCGCTAATGCTTAAGAATATTCCTAATCTATCTTTATACTATTCAACAGACAGTGAGAATAAAGAGATAGGCGTTAGTCTTAAAAAAGATCATGGCGTACGTCTTGCATACCTTGCACAAAATTTTGCAATAGGTCAAGCAGATATGAAAGAGTTATTTAATAAGCCTGGTGCTAAGTGTCCTGAAAACTTAAAGGCCATTCCACTTATTTCAAGCGCTGGCTCTGCTTGCGTTTCTTGTGGATTGTGTGTATACTCTAAGAGCGACATAGTTTTTTCATCGTCTAAAAAATAGGGGTAATCTTGGAATTAACAATTCTAACTATCTTATTTATCATGGTCTTATTCGCAGGTCTTGGTCATAAGTAATGTCCGTTTTGTCCGTTTCGGTATCTTGGTGTGATACACATCACAGATATCACATCTCAAAATATGAGATTATTAGAAATATAACTTGTATTTTTAGCCA